ACTAGAACAAACTGATGTTGTTGCCTAGGGGTTGACTGCACGTCTGAGCCGCTCGTATAAAGTTGAGCGGCTCTATTTGCTGGTTTTAAAACTATACCTGACATCTATTAAGTTATAGACTAATATTATACGGTTGTACCACCAAGACCGACTGATATTAGAGGAAATATAGTATCGCTAGGTGCTTGATGTATCGCATTATCGTATTTGATTGTTAAGATAATTTGTACTGGTTCTGACACTGCATAATCACCGTCTGAGTAATCAACGTTCTGTAAGAAACAACCTTCAACGTCCCACTGTTCTAATTCTGCATTATTTGAACCGTCTAAGACTTCAATCTTAGTACCGAACTTATAATTTGAACCAGCTACAGCTGATGTTTGTTCAAAGTGATTCATTTGTTTCTGAACTTGTTGACCTACAAGTTTAGAAATGTTGTTGTTGATATCATCACGTAAAGTAATAGTAACTGCTTCCCAAGTGTGTTTACCTTGCATATATGCAATTGAGTTGTACGAATGAATTGGTACTTCCTCGTGTGACACTTTAGGTCTTGTTACTGACATTACTTGTTGTGTTAGTTGCAATGGAGATGCGCCTAGGTTACCAAAGTTAGTAAATCTCACTCTAAATCTATATTTTAATTTAGGTTGTAAGATACCACCTCTACCTGTTGCTCCGTCGATTGGTACACCAAATTTTGAAAGTGTTGCCATTGTCTACTTCTCCTTATAATTTATTTACTCTTTACTGGTTTTTTCTATGTTACAAAAAAATTTGTAAAGGCAATTTAAAGGGATAGTTTCCTATCCCCTTAATATTAACTCGTTAAACTCTCACCTGTGTTTTTGATACGAAGTGGAATATATATGAATTCAATTGCTTTTACTGGTTGTATTGCAATATCAATCCATAATTCATTCTTATCAATTCTAGCACCTGTGTTATTTGTTTCATCACAGACTACAAGGAAGTCATATAATGCTCTTTTAGACATTAAATCTTCCATAAATCTGTTGAATGTATCTACGACCTGATCCCTTGTTATTCTATCATTTGGTTCAAATAAGAAAGGTTTCGCTAACAAGTCTAATTGATATCTCATATGCACAATTAATCTTGCTACGTTGATTCTATCCAAAGCTGATGCTGTTGGTTGTAGAGTCTTTTGTCCAAACACAATCAAACCCCTGTTTGGGATAAACGCAATAGGGTTAACCTTGTTTGCGTACATTGTGTCTCTTTGACCTTCTGATAATGTAACTGCTTGGAATTCACCTTCGCCTGTTATGTAACCTACTGAGGTTGCGTTATTAACTAAACCTCTTGTATAACCTGCTGGTGCAAACCAAGGAAATGCAACTTGATCATTAAATGCTAATGTTCTTAAAGCAATGTGTGTTGCCGGAACAGTAACATTGTTACCTGATAAGTCTGATGTAAAGCCTGATGGGTAATAAACAGCCGCATATGGCGAAGCTGATAATAAACCATCTTCTCCGTTTGTTGGTGCGTTTGCTGTATTAGTAGCCCAGTTCTGTATAGCTGTACCAGAAGCATTTAATCTAAATGGTGTATCACCAAGTACAAAGGCAGTTTGTTTTCTGTCTGTACTTAAAGTAATCATTTCATCTAACAGTTCAGGATAACCAGGAGCGGCTATCAAGTTAAAGAATCTTGATTCTGCTCTGATGTCTTCGTTTCCTTGTAAAGCGGCTTGCATCTTTGTAACAATAACTTGACGCTGTGCCATTCTACCCATATATGGTGAACCGTCTGTTTTTAGACCTGATTCTGTTACCCAAGTGCTACCATTGTTTGTACCATCAAAAGTGTAATTCGTTACATATTTTTTAACATTGTAACCACTTAATCTCATATTGAACAATAATATACCTGCTGGGTATACAGATGGATCCGGTGCATCTGAATCAAAGTTTGAGTATGTTGCTCCCCAATCTTGTGTATCTTCATCTGCTCCACCTGGATTACCTACTGCATCAGCAAATAGTACACCTGCGTCAGTGCCTTGATCAGTGTTGTCTAATAGTACCCATTTGCTTGTTGCACTATTGTATTTGTAAATTTTCGGATACGAATCTAACGCATCTGAGTCAATCCAAATATCACCATTTTGCAATGCTGACACTTCATCTGATTGTACAGTTGGTTCTGCTGAAACCATTTGTAAGTCTCTTAAACCACCTGCGGCAACAGAGCCTGCTGTGAATCTATCTTTTGAGTTAGCATAAGCAAACCACTTCATTACACCACCATCATTTTCAGCAATGTAAATGTCAGCTGATTGTGATGAGTTGTACCAAAGTGTTCCGTTTATTGGGTCGGCTTTTGGAGTTGTTGCTTTTGCTTCGTACGTAGCATCATTCCAAAGTGACTTATAAAAGAATGCAGTTGAACCTGATGATGTATTATCAGTGAATCCAAGATCTGCTGTGCTTACGCCTTTAACATTCGATGAATCTGCTCCATCGTGAATGTAAACTGCATATCCACCTGCTCTTGTTAATTTTAAATATTGTCTTGCGTTACTCACATAATCTTTTGATGCAACAATATTTGCACCTGATACAGTGGTATTGCCATTAATTGCTGTAACAATCTCGTCTAGTGTTACTGGGTTACCAGCGCCTGCGGCACCAGTTACTGTAATACTTTGACCGTTAACTTCAAAATTAATAGCTGTGTTCGAGCCACCTGTTGCTACACCACTATTAAGTGATGCTGAGCTACCTGTTGCTACTGTTTCTACTCCACTACCTCTAATTCTCAAGTTATACATAACTTCCGGAGTGGATGTTGCTCCACCAAAAGTCAATATATCTTGTTTGCTGTATGCATCACTTGATAACGTCGATGACGTTGCTGTGAAGTTAGCTTTAAGTTCATTAGATATAGTTTCATCAGAGAAGTCATCAAATCTTACATAAACATCGTTTGTTGCAAGTGATGATCCTTCTACAGCAGTTGCGGCGTCATCTCTCGAATAAACGTTCGCAGTCAATGAAGACCAACTACCTGTTGCTGAACTATAATTTTTAACAACTACGTTTGCACCTTGTCCACCTGGTGATGATTTTAACCAGACGTCGTTGTAGCTACCTGAAGCGGCTACTGTTGGTGCTGTACCGTTACTTGATCTAATGTAAACGTTTGCTGACGTGGCAGTCACCCAAGTAGGTGATCCAACCACTGACCAAGTACCTGACACTTTTTGATAAAGTGCGGCCGGTGATGCTGATGCTATTATTACGTAGTCTAAATCTTTACCATAAGTTATAACTGGTTTACCTTGAGAGTCAACGTTTCCGCCTGCCGCTCCTGGTGTTTCAGTTAAAACTGCTGGTGTTAATTTTTCCCAAGCAGATGAAGTTGTATTTGCTTGAAATAAACCCCAATCTGTAGAAGCAGTGTCTAACCAGTAAGTTCCATTAGCTGGTGCTAATTGAGGTACTGTTGATTGAGCTTCTAATTCGTCTAAGTCTACATCTGCTCTGATGACGTAGGCTCTATTTGCAATTCCTAAATATGAATATGTTGATAGCAAACCGTATTCATTTCTTTCATCACCGTGGATTTGTGTTCCTTGTAATGATTTAAATGATGGTTCGCCAAAGGTAGTAACTAGTTCTCTTTGCGATGTTACTAGGAACGGTTTCGCGGCGTTGGCTGAAGTTGTACCTATTGCTGTGTTACCTGTGCTTGGATCTGTTTTATCCTGAGCTGAAGCAATTACAACTAATGGTACTGTACCTTGACCTGCCGGAGCGTACATAGATTCATCAACAACTGATACTGATACACCTGGTGATACTAGTGTTGGCATAATTTTAATCTCCCTGCATTAACATTAATTTAATGTATAATCCTTATTATATATAATCATATTTAGTAGAATTTGTTAAAAAGGCACCAATAACAATCACCTTTAAAGGGATTAAATACAAGTATGAATGATATTAACGAACAAAAGCACATAAGACCACTGTGTACGCACTGCAAGACAAGACCACAAGCCTTTAACTATAGACGTAAAGGTAAAATCTACTATCGTAGCAAGTGTGACCAATGTATGAAAGAAGGTCTAGGCTTAAAAACGGGCAAGAAACATTCTTGGGAAAAGAGTGGCTATAGAAAAAAACACATATGTGAAAAATGTGGTTTTAAATCAAAACACCCTGCACAGATGGACGTTTATCATATCGATGGAAATTTAAAAAACAATAACTTACAAAATCTAAAGACAATATGTGCCAACTGTAGTCGTGTTAAGAGCACAGAAGAACTAGGATGGAAACAAGGTGACTTAAAACCTGACTTATAATTTAACGTCAATGCCCATTGATCTGGCCTGACCCGCAACAATTTTAACAGCACCTTCTAAATCTAATGCATTTAAATCTTCCATTTTTTCTTTTGCAATGCTTTCAATTTGAGCTCTAGTTATTGTTGCTATTCTACTCCTACCTGGAGTCTTTCCACCTTTTTTTAATTTTAGTGCTTGTCTAATTAAAAATGATGTGGGTGGCTTTTTACATACGAAATCAAAAGACTTGTCTTTATAAACTGTAATCACTACAGGTATAATCTTACCCATATCGTTTTTAGTTTTTTCGTTGAACCTTTTACAAAAGTCCATTATGTTAACACCTTTTTGACCCAATGCTGGACCAACTGGTGGAGCGGGATTTGCCTTGCCGGCTTCTATTTGTAACTTTATTAAACCTACAACTTCTTTTGCCATAAACTCCTTTGGTTAGGGCTTTATTTTTTTTACTATATCTTGTACTGTTTTTTCTAACTCTTCGATGGTACCGTTATTTTCAACAGTGTAATCTACTCTCATATTTACCCAATCCCATTCGCTAGAATGTACTCCCATATCGTGTAAAGTATTCTGTGAAAACACATCACCATCTGCGGCCAATTCTGCTGTACCATACCAGTGTGGTTCTGGACCTCGTTTGACTCTAATTGCCACACCACCCATAGTCTTGATTAAACCTAGTTCATTTTTAAATCTACAATCAGAAACTACAGTGGGCTTACGTCCACTGGCCATATACCTATTCTCTAAACTGTGAAGCCATATGCTAGGGTTAAAGTTTTCTCTAAAGAGCTCTGTGCCAACTACCTGTAAGGCATAACGTGGAGTAAATCTTTTATTCTGTAATTTTTGACTCCAATAGCCATCGACTGTTTCTCTAAAAACACGACTCTGTTCAGTGTCGCCTTCGAGCATCTCACGTGGCCAGCCAAATATATCACTAACTGCATCTTTTAATGGTGACGCAAAAGAGTCTTGTGCAAAGCCTTGTTTTACAAATTGTTCTGCTACTGTGTTTTTACCGGATCCTATGAATCCTACAAGTCCAATGATCATATTATTATATTACTTGAATAAAGAGGTTTAGTCAACCAATTTC